TGAGTTTCTTCTAGACATATTCATAAGAGACTTACCTTGTTTTTCATAAGACTCTCGCAGTGTGTCCATTGCCTCTTGCTGGGCTTGCACTGCATTTTCTAACTTAATATTGTTTTCTTTTAAGGTTTCATTCTGACTGTATAGAAAGTAACATAGACCTCCTAATACAACTAATCCACCCATTGTTAATTGGTTCATAATTCTTGAATCCTGTAGTTAAGTCCATCAGCACCACTAATCTCGACTAATTCGCCTTCCTCTGTGATAAATGATATAAACTTTGGTTGTTTTTTAATAAACTTTTTGACGATAAATTCTTGGTCGTCTGAGTCACCCCATGTCGCATTATAACTTACTTTTAAACTGTAATAAGTTATAAAGAAACTTTTTAACCAAAACCAATAATCTTGTAATGTACTCCAGACTTTCTTTAGTCTTTCAGACATTTTCCCACTCTTTTCCTTGCCACAGAAGTGCTTCAGCTTCACGCCTACGAATAAGTCCTTCTAGAACTTTACCTCCTGCTTTATTCCATCTTTTAATTTGTGCTGGTACTCCTTCGTAGTCCTCTGCATTTACTACTTTTAGTAATGTAGAAGCTCTAAGGTTTCCGTTGCCAAGATTAAATACCCAAGAAACTAGGGCATCAAATTGATTTTGTGATAATGAAACTGTAACTGCACTATTGATATAGCCTTCGTATTCTTCCATTTCGTGTTGAAGCATTGATTCTGCTTCGGATTGAGTTATTGTTTGTCCTTCATACACGCCTTTTATATGACCATATCCTATAGTCCATACGCCAGCTGCGCACTTGTAAGCTGTTAACTCACAGCCTTCAAATTTTTTAATAAGGGCTAAGCCCTCGTTTGAAATCTTCATATTGTAAAACTTTCTCCACACCCACACTCTGCTGTTGCATTGGGGGTTGTAATTATAAACATCTCCTGTAAACCGTCTTCTGTGTAGTCAATATTTATTTCTTCAACAAAAGATAGAGTCATTGGGTCGACTGCCACTTTTTCATAAAATATCTCGTCGCCTTCACTAGGATTGTCTTCGTATTTTAATTCCCATTCCCAACCGCCACAGCCGCCGGGTTTCATTAGTAACCTCACGCCCCACACTTGGTGCGAGGCGATTCGGTCGTTTATTTTTTCTAAAGCATTAGAACTTAATATTAACATAAGCTTCCTCTTTCAACTCGGCTTAGTTTATAAATTCCATACTTGACATACATACTTTAGACGAGTGGCATCATTGCGAGTATTGTTGCTGAAATTATACCTAAAAGGCATACTGTCTCTGCTACTTCGCAAAATGTTCCCTCGTTGCAAATACTTTGTCTTAGTTTAAGAACTATTGTTCTCATGTTGTTCTCCTAGAGGATATCTAATATCTTCCTTTTTGAGTTCGGAGTTCTAGACAAAGCGATTGTCAATAAGCCATTTGCTTTTTCGACACTGTCTACTTTTAAATCAGCGTTAAGTATAAACTTACGCTCAAAAGATTTAAGACTGAGTCCTTGATGTACAAACTGTTCATGTTCACCAAGTTTTCTTTCCTTATTTCCCTTAACTAGTAGTGTTTCATTCTCATGAATCACCTCTAATTCTTTTTTACCCCAGCCAGGCACTGCAACCTCTATTCGATAGTTCCCTTCCTGTCTGTTTTCGACTATGTTATATCTTGGATATGATGTATCCGTGTTGTTCATAAGCCACTGGTTATCCATACCAAGCCAAAATTTACTAATATCAATCGTCATATAATTCTCCTAATATCACTTTCGTTAATACTTGTCAACCCTTTCGGAATTGACCCAAATGTAAGCAGACCTATTCTGCCTACTTTTTATATTATATCAAAAGTGACACCTAAAGTCAAGAAATATTTTCGGGAGTGTCATCGAACTCCAACAATCCCTCTTGCTCTAAATAGTCTATTGTCTTTTCAATTCCTTCTCTCTTACCTACGACCCAGCTAGTATAACCACAACCAAGCAATATGATAAGATATGCCACATCAATGTATTCCATATATATCCTTAAATAAATTTTTATTACATATATTATACTTGAAATATAACCACAAGTCAAGATAAATTTGAACCATGCCTAAAAATAATACTTGACATTGATACTTAAAATTGTTATAATAGCTGTATGAAAATGTATAATAGTAACCACTGGACAACCAAAGACCGACAGGTTTTAAAGGATTACTATAACATAAAATCAGTAGAGGAACTCGCAGAAATACTACAAAGAAGCACCTCCGCTATTACATCACAAGTCAACTACTTAAGAAAGCGTGGTTGGACATTTCATAGGAGAAGCGTATTAAAGTCTTCGTAAACAACAATCAAGTCGAGAAAGCTATAAGAATTTTAAGAAGAAAAGTGGATAACAATGGCACTATCTTAAGAGTTCGAGAGCTACAGTTCTACGAGAAACCAGCACAGAAAAAGCAAAGACTTAAAAATGCTGCAGTTCGTCGACAACAGAAGATTACAAACGAGGAGAAAAACTACTTTACGAGAAGCACACGACCGACAAGACGCAAATAAATACTCTCGCAAACAATCTTTTTTCAAAAAATAAAATATTTTATCATTAACTCAAAGCAAAGGAAAACAGAAAATCATACCCCTAGGAAAAATAAATCTTGCATTTTTGATAAACTCATGGTATAATAATAACATATTGTATGAAACACTAAGGCAATCACCAATTATCAAATTCTTGATGACCTTGCTTATCGTGAGATTACATCTCGTTGAGCTCGTCGCGTAAGCGTAAGAGCTCACCTTGTGATTTTTACGATTTAGCAAGAAGGTTATGATTTAATGTGCCAACTACATACAATAAGTATAAACCAACTAAATCATAATCGTATTTCCACTTATTCCACAATTTACTATACTTACATCAAAAATTCAAGCAATTTCCACAAAACGCAATATATTTTTACCTTATAAAGTAATACTATTCTTTTAAGTTAAATTGGTTTTTCTGAAATTTATATGGGATAAGGGTAAGTTTACGCTAGTGTACTAACACCCGCCCGTATGAGGGCATATTACTAGTCGTAATACACCCGCTGTGGTTTTAGTCTGGTTGGACTATTCTGATATTTCGGACTTCTGTAGTGAATACAAAGTCGCCGTCTTTTAATGTTACTGCCAGTTCATTTCTTAGTTCTGCTACTGGTCTTGGGTTTGTTATTACTTCAAAGTACTGCCCATACTCTGCAATAATCTTCCTTAGTTTGTCGTTCTTTGGAAATACCTTAGCAAATCTTCTTGTGTCCCAACTCATTAGTCTTCTCTCCTTTCAATAATTAATCCTGTAGGCACTTCAGGAGAACTTTCCCAGCCTTCTTGTGCATTATGAACTCCTTGTCTTACAGTAGACACTAGACAATTCAAATCTGACTTCGGACTCTTTTCTAGTCCTGCAATAGAATTATAACTAATATCTAAATAATCAGCTAGTTCTTCTACTAATTCTTTCTTGGTGATTGGTGTATCACCTGTCTTTGTTTTATAGACTGTTTTCTTGTAGACGCCTTCTCTACTTAGCTTTCCTATGATAGATTTTATACTCTTATTCAACTCTCCAGCTAGATTTTCAACTGTTTCTCTAGTAGGTTGACTTTCATACTGCTCTATCATAAGAGATACTTGTTCTTCTGTGTAGTTTACACTCATACAATTTCTCCTAAATTATTAGCTGTTTCTTCAGCTTCTTCGTTTTTTATTATTTCAACTACTTCACTCATTGTTAATAGCCATGTTTTTGCTAGTTTTTTAACTGCTGTTTGTTTGGGTAGATTTTGTACTATCATATCTTCATAGTCCATCATCACACCATGTGATATTGATTTACTTACTATCATGCATAGCTCTCCCATAATCGTCGATAACTTGTTCTATACTATTAGGAGTTTGAACTATATTAATAGAATTACCACTTAGTTTATGAACTGCTCCATTATTATAGTAAACAAAATACCCCATACCAAAACCTATGTCTCCTACTCCACCTTTACAAGCATAGTGATATGCTATTTTATTACCCCAGTCTTCTGAAGCTAAATAAAGTCTTCGTTTTTCTACTGTGTCTGCATATTGTGTCATTTTAAGTTCTCCCATAGTACATATGCTAGAGCAGAAGTAGATAGAATACCTACTACAGCCATAACATTCCACATAAATTCTAAGAATATCATATGTCCCCTTCCTTTCTTACTTCAGAGCGTACCACTTCAAAACCGTTAGGATATCTACTCTCTAATTTTTTAATGTTTTCGTCCATAACTTCATCAGGTGTAAAACCTAATGCTATACAACCCTGAACCCAGTACCAAAGTACATCTCCTAGTTCTCTTTTCATGTGGAATATTTCGTCGTTTGTGAACTGTGTGTCTGCTTGAAATATCTTTTTCTTTACTACTTCGGCAAACTCTCCACTCTCAGCCATCATACCGATAACTGATGTCAGTAATCTTGCTACTTGCATTTCTTCCTCTCTCTCTGTGCCTTGCACTGAGACAGTTCCTTGTAATCTTTCTACTCTACTAATCATAGTGTCAGTGTGTTTACTTGCATTAGATGTGCAAGAGTCTACAAATCTTGCATAATCATTAATTTTGCTCATTGAAAACCTCCTCTGTCTGTAATATTAAATCTTTACTACTAATCACTCTACCATCTTGCAGGACTATATCCATGTGTTCACAATTTCTGCTTACATGCTCTCTTAGTTTTTGTACTGTATCTTTAGGATATGCAATCCTTACTATTGTAGAGTCATTTGCCTTCATTCCTACAGCGTAGTGTCTGTAGTGTCTAGGTCTTTTGAATGGGTCAAATACAAACTTTGCCATTTATTCTTCTCCTTTGGTTTCTATATTAATTAAATTGGTCAGTCTTTTTAACAGACCATCATACTCTCTTTTTAAGTCAACTAAATCTTCGTTGAGGGCATCAAGTTGACTTAATACTGTTTCCATGTCCTCGTCACAGAGCGAGAGATGTCTTTGCAACATCTCTATTTCTGCTTGTCTATGTTTACTACCTATCCTTTCTCTAGGATTAGGAAATTTTATTATCTTTGCCATTAGTTTCTTGGAAACTGATTACTTGCAAAGATGAATAGTAAAAACATTGCTATTATTAAAAGGGTTGTTAAGTCCATACTATTTGCACTCCTCGTCTAACTAATTCGTTTAAGCACTTTTGTCTTTGCTTAGGCTTAGTTCTTGGACTATTCACTGCCTCAAACAACTCTGCTTTAGGTGTTTGCTTTAAATAGTAATGTTTCCACTTTTTTACTGGAGTGTAAGTTGACATTCTTTGCCCACGCACTCTGTTTACTACTCTTTCACTTGGTTTAAATTTTGCTGGCATATCGCCCTCCTTAAAATAATTCTGTTTGTCTTTGTCTCATAAAGTCTTTTACTTTATCAAACTGTTTTGTTTCGCTGTTCCAAAGATTTCCTTTGCCCCAGCCTTGTTCTTTTGCTTGTACACTGTCTGCTATTCTTTCATTTAGAATGTTTACTATGTAGTCGTAGCAATGGTCGTTTATGCACTCGTAGTCAAGACCATAGTCTGAGTCTAATTTGTTGTACGCATCTGTTATTGCATCAAACATTATTGTTTCACTAACATCATCTAGTTCACAAATATAGTTATCACACTCTGAGTCGAAAGCATTGTAATCTTCTAAAGAGCCTCTAATGTCTTCTGTACTTACAACCATAAATACTACTGCATTGTTGTCTGTTTCCCACCTTGTAAGGTCTGTCCACATATCTGCCATTATACCACCCTCACTTGTCCGACTTTGGACTCAGCTTCTTTTCTGGTTTTTACTTTGACTACTACATCTGGACCAATCCATAAGCCTGTTGCTTTTCTTCTAACTAACTCTTTTCTGATTGCTGCACCGTTACTACCTTGCTCGTCTTTTCTAGCAAGGAGGTCTACATTGTTTATTGTTGCGAATGTAAAATTCATGTTGTTCTCCTAATTTTTTATATGAATATATTATACAAGACTTTGGGAATATTGTCAAGAATTATTTTAACTCTGGGGTTAAAATTTTGATGTATGTGTGGTGGGGATAAAAAAATGGGACACCGAAGCGTCCCATCCAAAGTTTTTGTTGTTTAAAGTGGTCGTGTTGGAATTACTCACGAACCTGTCCACTGTCGTAGTCAGAGGTGATGGATATTACGAACTTCAATCTACGACTTGCGTCTATGGTATACTGCTCATTTCGCATCACTTATCTACTATGCACTGTTTTAAGTCCAAATGCTGTTGACTATTGCTGTCGACTAATCGAGTGCGTGATTCTACAACATATCTGTTGAGTGAAGGTGCGACCTCCGTACTCTCACCAATCTCTTTCCTACTTAAAGGTTGCGACTGCTTAGCTTTTATACTGTTCCAAGTCTGCAGTTTATATACTAATCGTGTCATACTGCCCACTCGTCCCGCAGTATGAGGTGGAAACCACTTATGTTTCCTTACTCTCACTCGGCACACTATGTGCACCAGCATATGTGTCTGCTTACTTCCGTGACACCCTAAGGTGGCAGACAACGAGGTTTACTTCTCTGTGTCACCCTACACTCCTACTACCGAAACGGTTGAGGCGTGGGATATACAAGCGTGGTTTCCTCACTCTGGGGTTGATTGTATGGTCGTAATCCACCCTGTTCAATTACCTCTACTTTAGTAAACCCGAAGGTCGTAACGCCCATTAAAGCAGTAAAACAAATCGCTTTTATACTATCGAGATAGTGCC